GGGAAACCACTTTGTGCTGGTCCGATTGGGTATTGATATATTTGACCTGTTGTTGCTGTTGAAGAACTTACATTATAATTAGCCGTTCCTAAATTAGATGTGTAAACAATCTTTGTAGGTTGAGTACCACCGCCTGTATCACCAACATATACCCCAGCTAAACCTGTACTATCTATAAATGTAGATTGAGATACAGGTCCATCAGTCATTAGTGGCCAGAATACTGATGATGTATATATAGGTTGTCCGATTGGTTCTTGGAATATACCATAACCATCTAACGCTTTATAGGTTTGTGATTTAAGGTGTGAGCCTGTTATATAACTTATAGTAGATGAGCCTGAAAGATATTGCGTATAGAAATCACATGCATAGTATACAACTGATGATGTGTTTGCTTGAGCTAAAGGAGTAAGTGTTGAATTAAGTATTCTATTCAAATCAAAGATACCATAGGTTGCAGTATTTGGATACTTAACCATAGTATAAGATGCTACCGATGATGAGTTTGTTAAACTACCTGTCCAATAATATAAATCGGCTACATATTGAAAACCAGCATTTGCTACTGAAGCTGAATTTTCAAGTACTGAAAATATAATTGGCGATTGTGCTAATGATGCGGTTGCTGGCGTTTGAACTATTGATAAAGACATATTCTTTTTATTGCTTTACTATATTAACCAACTTTTCCAAAAAAGTATTGGATGGTTAGATATTTTGTAGTGATTGAAAAATAGTAGTTACTCTTTTTTTCACATCAGTATTTATAGCTAATATTTCAGATTGTTGAAATTCTGCTACTGCTTTTTTAACTTGAGAAGAATTTGCAGCCAGTTCAGCAAATGGTTTAGGACCAACACCACTACTATTCCCTTTTCCTTGTTCAACGGATTCACCATAACGAGCCTCAGGAGGAGCAAAATTTAATGTGATGAAGGATTTACCCCTTTGAGTAAATATCATCCTCTGGTCGTTATTAAAACTACCAATGCTACGATATAAGTTACCACTTACATATGGAGCTGGACGTGGAGAACTCTTAGCTTTCTTCCAACCAGGGTATCCATCCTTTATATATGTTTGGGCTTGTTCCCTAATTACCTTTGCAACATCCGATAAGGTTTTCATTACGGATATAAATTAAATAAGCAACGGTTTCTATCATTATGTGCAGTTAGTGTAAAGGTTGCTGACCATCCAGCTAATCCATTATCAAATCTTTCTGCAAAGGGTACACAAACAATATCATCAGGGATATCAAACCCTTGAAGTCCTCTTTGTGTATAGGATGTTAAATCATTAATTATTGATAGGGTATTTGCCCATATATCTATTGTATCATCAACTCCAAAGAATGGAATTATTTGTGCATTTGTAGTAGGATTAGATTCGTTATCCTTATTCTTAATTTTGTCAGCAACTATTAATTGAACTTTATAATTTGTTATATTAGTTCCAAAATCACTTTCCAATATAACAATACTTGCAAGTGGATATGCAGGAAATTCCGTTTCATCAAATTTAACAGCATCACCAAAGCTAGCTGCTGCAATAGATGGATGGTTACTCATTATTGTTTTAAAATAATTTATTACATTATAGTAAAGTGAGTAATTAGTACCTGTATTTGCTATTATTATATTTGCCATATTTTATAAATTAAAGTTGGACGCCACAATAGTACTGATTCGTTTGGTCAGGATATATCTGCGTTTGATTACCAACTGATTGTAAGTATTGAGGTATCTGATTACTATATGAAATCAAATAGTTTTGTAATCTTAATGCATAATACTCAGCGTTTGCTTGTGCTTTAGCTAAAAGATAATCTATCTCCGCTTTAGATGGGGCTATACCTTGCTCTGATTGCTGTTTAACACTACCATTAGATTTAAATTGAATAGAACTAAATGGAATGTATTCAACACAAGCATACCATATTAGAGTATTTTTAATCTGGTCATCTAATAGGTCTTGATAAAATTCAGATAAAGCTGATACCGTATTTGCTACAATTTGTGCTTGTAGATAGTCAAATAGAACAGTACCTAATAAATTCTTTAAGTATTTATCTTGTGCAGTTCTACAAAATGGTAAAAGAGCATCTGCATCAATTGCACCCTGTAATGGGGTATTTTTGATTATATCGTTTCGGTTTATAAAAAGTGCGTATGCCATAATTAATCTTTATATGTTTCGTATTCTTGGTTGAAAAAGGGTTGAGTAGTTCTTACTAATGTAAATTCTTCTGCTGATAGGTTATCCTTTGTTGGAGGTATTGCTTCCTGTACACTTGCATCTGCTGAATCTTCAGTAGTTGCAGGATTTTCCATTTCCTTATTTGTTGTATCTGCTACTTCAGCAATTGTCTTATCAGTATCTTCTGCCTGTTGAGAAAGAATTGCTAATGGAGTTAATTGGTCAAAGTATAATTGTGTATCATCCCATCCACCATCAGTTAGAGCCATATCTAATGTATTTAAGATAAGGTTTTGGAATGGTGATATAGTCATTGTTTGCATAATACTAAATGCTGTCATCATCTCTTCTGATTGAGAACTAAAACCATTGTTAGAAGTTCTGATACCAAATAATAATGGTGAGGTAATTCTATGAGCAACCAGTATTCTATCTTGCGTATATTCTGCAACGTATTGATATTTTTCATGTAAGTTATCGATTTGAATTATATCAATTGTAGGTTTAGTAGCAGGGTCATCGTTGAATGATAACATAAAACGACCTGCGTTATCCGTACCTGTAAACTTAGCTTGAAGTAAATCTTCTATTGTTTGTCTTTCTTCAGGCGCTGGAACTCCATTGTTGAAGTTTAACATTACTGCCGGTAAGAAACCATTTGTAATATTGTTTAAGTGTAGGTTACTTATTTCACCTTCTGCTATTGAATACTGCATTGCAGATACCCAATCAGGTAAACTATAATAGTATAAGCCTGGAAAGTAATTCTTAATGTATAGTATCTCCATCTTTTCGTTAGATGTTCCAAATGCAGGTACTTTCTTTTTATCTCTTATCTTTCTTTGGTCTAACCAATCAGTACAATAGTAATAATTTTGAATCTTTGGTTCACCATATAGCTTTTCAGCACGAAGTGTGTGAATAGGAATATGATACATCTTTTTAATCTTTGTATGCGTATCATCCCAATATACTTGGTATGCTGCATTACCATACAACTTTAAATCAAATGCTACTCTCTTTGTTTCTTCCTGTGGAATTATCTTTTGTAGTATTTCATTAAATACTTCATTTTTAGAATACAATCCTTTACCAAATACTAAATCAGCTATACCTTCAACACAAGCTGATGTAGTTGTAGATACATTCCATGCAGCAGTTACTGCACTAAAAAAATCATCATGTCCATAAACACCGAATGGCACCCATGCGTGTCTTGTTCTAGTATCTTCTGAAATAATTGGAAGAGAGTTGTTTTGTGTATTTACAATTCCAAAATGTTGTATTTGTTTCATATTATTGTAATATTATATATCTGTTTTCACTTTGATGTGATACCTCATTACCATCTAATGGTATTTGGTTTTCGTATATTGCTGTATTTGTTGATTGAGAATGGTAGACTTGTATTGAACCATTCCAAATTGGGTCTAAATTGCCTGAACAAAAGATTTGAGCTCTATATTGAGAACCTACAATAGCACCACTTATACTCATACTTGCTGAAATATAACTTTCGTATGGTTCATAGGTTGTACCACTTAATGAAGCAGTAAGATTTTCTAATGTGTACATATCTTGCAAACTAACAGTCAGTTGTGCTGATGATGTAGGTTGTACACGAATCACATATTGGTTAGATTGACTAATATAGTAGGACAGCATTATCTTGTATTTAGATTGTTGTTATCTATTATTAACACCAATATATGGTATTATAGTTAAATAAAAAAAGGGATAACTTGCGTTACCCCCTTAATATCTTTTAATTCTATATACTAATTAACTGTATACGATAGTTGAACCATTTAAACTTCCTGTTGGAATTGCGGTTACTGTATTTGAGCCAGAAATAAAGTTTGCTGGGAATTGCTCTAAACCTGTTAAAGTTATCTGGTAACCGTACATATCCCCGAGCCCTGCTCCTGTCTGGATAGTACCACCGGTAACATCCATACCATTTTTAATACCTGCTACAAATGCATCTCCATTATTAGTCCAAACGATTACTTGTGGTCTACCATACGCCATTAATTTCAACTGCGTATGCATTTCGTTAGTCAATTTCTTCAAATTAAGAGTTAATTCTTGTGAGAAGAAAGTTGTACCATTATCACGAGATGAGTTTACAGTAGTAGTATATGAGCTATTTCCCTTTAACTGATAAAAGTAAAGAGATGAACTTAAAGGTAAGCTATTCACTAAACCTGCGGGTACAACATTGTTGGCCCCGTCAAAATTAGAGCCAGTAGTAAATCCAAAAGAGCCCGTAGTGTAGTTTATGAAATAAACTCCCTGCAGACCTCCAATTGATTCCTTGCATTGCTCTTGCCTTCCTGATGTTAAATTACATGCCATATCTATTTGATTTTAATCTTGTTTGTGATAAGTTGGTGAGGAACTTAATCCCCACCTTCTTAAATTATTTGTTAGTACGCTCCGTAGTAAACGATGTCTTGACCGATACCTATTTGTGTACCTGCCGTGTAACGCATCACGATTCTGTAGTTCTGCGAGCCGTCAATGTTAGCCATGTCTAAAACTCTTACTTCATTATAATCGGATAAAAGGCCGGTTGCGAAGAATAAGTTAGATTTTTGAGCTGCAACGATTTTGTTACTAGCCATACCTGGACACATTACGATTTCAATACCCTGATAGTTAAACGGCTTCTCGCCCACGTTCATTTGCGTATTAAAGCCACTTTGATTTGCGTTACCACCTAATGCAGTTTGATAAGCTTTAGCTACGTTTGTTGAAACATAGATAACTAAATCTTCTTTACCAAATACTGTGTTAGGGATTGTGTTGTAAACGTTACCAATTTTGTTGATTACGTTTGCTGATGTGATTGAGCCTGAATCGATAACTGAACCAGTCAATGCTGGCAATACTGCTGTTGCTCCACCTGCTGCTATTGAAGCAGAAAGTAAATTTTGGAATCCACCGAACTCACCATTGGTTGCGGTAGTACCTTGCCAAATTGAAGTTTCAGTTGCTGCTGCAACTTGTGCTCCTACATAAGATACTAAGTAATCGTTGAATGTCTTTGGGATTTCATCGAATGCTGAGTAGCCTAATTGTAATGCCTGCCAAGAAGCTACGAAGTTTTGCTTACATAAAGTAAGGTTAACTTGTAATTCTTTTGGAGTGATAACAGCTTCTGTTAAAGTTACAGAGCCTGAAGTTACGAAGTCGCAAGATGCGTCTTGTACGATACCTGAAGTAGCAACCTTTTGGATTACTTCTTTGTATTTCACGTTAGGCATGATAGTTACTAACTTCTTGTCTAATGTGTTTGCTGACAATAAAGCTGCTGCTATATATTGACCCGCAAATTCTCCTGAATACGTTGTAGCCGTAATTGTTGGCTCAGCGAACTTTTGGAGTCTTTTGTTTGATAAATTGTTCATTTGTTAATTTTTTTTAAATGATTTTAAAATATTTTTATTATCTGTATAATTTTGATAATACAGAGTTTTGCATTGATTTTTCTTTTTGACCGAAGTTCTTAATATTACTTTCAATTGCTGCTAAATTAACATCAACTGGAGCTCCATCTAACTTTGGTAATTCTTCTTCTTCCTCTTCCTCATCAGGCTCTGCAGCCATTTCTAATGATGGGTTAGGTGATAAAGAACTTACTTCTTGCCCTTCTGATGGATATGCTGATTCAAACTTTTGTTTCATTTCTTCCATCTTCTTCTCCATCTCTTCAATACGGTATTGTAGTTCTACTAATGGGTCAGGTGAGCCAGGTAAAGCTTCTACTTCTACCGTTTCTTCATCTGCCATTTTGATATCATCTTCTTTTTTGATATCAGCTTCTTTATCAACTACTTCTTCCATTGGTTTTTCTTCTAACTCAACGTTTTCTCTTTCTACGATTTTACCATCTTTAGTGATTACTTTAATTAAGTTCTCATTACCTGATTCATCTTTAAGAGCTAACTCGTGAGTTCCGTCTGGAGCTGGGGATTTAGTACCATCTTCTGATACTATATCTAATACTTCACCTACATCAAAGGTAGGAGATTCAACGATTGTTCCGTCTTTTAGTTTTGCGTAAGTCATATTAACTTCTTCATCTAATGATAAAAGAGTCATTATCTTATTTAATACTGAATTTGCGTTCATAATTTTTGGTTTATACTATGATTAACATAGTTTGATTTATTTAT